TGGCCAACGACGGTATCACCGGGGATTACATCCTGGAAGGTAACGAAGAGGCCATGAAGGCGTATGACACTGTGATCAACATCGACCAGCTGCGTAACGCTGTACGCAACGAAGGTCGATTGGCTGAGCAGAAGTCCGTGGTCTCTTTCCGCGAAGCGGCTAAAGACCGCCTTGGTTACTGGATGGCGGATAAGCTGGACGAGCTTGCGTTCCTGACCATGTCCTCCCTGCCATACACCGTGCGCACTAACGGTGCCACTCGCCCGGTACGGGCCACTGGTCAGAACCTCGGTGACATTACCAGTGGTACTGGTTATGACGCGGCTGACGGCTCTCTGGGCACCCTGACCTACAAGACCATCCTGCGTCTGAAGGCCAAGGCGAAAGACGAGTACATGCGCGGTGTCCGTACCAGTGGCAACGGTGAAGTGTTCCATATGTTCGTGACCCCGCAGGGTATGGCGGACCTGAAGTTGGATGCTGACTTCATCGCTAACGTGCGCCATGCAGGTGTACGCGGTGACAAGAACAGCCTGTTCGCCGGTACTGACTCTGTGATGGTTGACGGCGTTGTGATCCACGAGTTCCGCCACGTGTTTACCAACACTGCCGCAGCCGATGGCGCTCGTTTCGGTGTAACCGCCGGTAAAGATAATGGTCAGCGCGCGCTGTTCTGTGGTGCCCAGGCTCTGGGTATGGCTGACATTGGTACTCCGTACTGGGACGAAGATTACTTCGACTACAACAACCAGCCGGGTATCTCCATCGGTAAGATGGTTGGCTTCCTGAAGCCGCAGTTCAAGGGCAACCCGCTGCGTCCGGACTCTCTGGAAGACTTCGGTATCATCACCGTTGATACCGCGATCTGATGAGAATGGGCTGGCTTCGGCCAGCCCTTTTACTATGGGAGAGGCACATGTTTGTATCAGATAAAGACATCGTGATTGCAGGACCCAATGGTCTGTCTGCACGCTTTGTGGCGGGTGTCGAGCGCCCATTGCGCGAGTCGTTGGTTGATATTGCCAAGGCCAATGGCGTGAAGGCTGTGGAAGAGAAGAAGCCTACTCGTAAGGCTACACCGAAGGCTACCGAGACAGAGTTATGACTCGCACCGCAGGCGAAATTGTTGAGCAAGCGCACCTGATCCTACAGGACGACGGCACTCGCTGGTCGCCTGCGATTCTCTTTAAGTGGATTGATGAGGCCCAGCGCTTTATCGCCAAGGTAGTGCCTGAGACATATGCCCGGACGACTGCCCTCCGGCTTACTGTCGGGGCCGAGCAGTGGCTGCCGGAAAACGCTACGTTCCTGTTCCGTATTGTTCGAGACAGCACGGGTCGCATTCCGCGAGTTGCAGTCAAAAAAGCCTTGGACGCCCTCAGTCCTGAGTGGCAGCGGGCGCGACCAGAAGTTGCCGTTCGGCAGTACATGCTCGACGAGTACGAACACCGACGATTTTGGGTCTACCCGCCGAATATGGGCACCGATGTTGTGGTCGAGTATCAGGCTAAGCCGACTCCGGTGACCAGCAGTGGCTCCCAGCTTGACTGTCCCGATAACTTCTTCACTGCAGTTCTGGATTACGTGCTCTATCGAGCGTTTGACATGGATGCGGAGGAGTCGGCTAACCGTGAGCTCTCGCAGATGCACCTGGCACAGGCAGCTGAGCACCTTGGTATTTCACTTCGTGCTGCGCGGAACGCAGTACGCAAGGAGCAGGATCATGGCTGACGTATCGTTCGATGAGTTCTATGGCGAGATCGCCCTACAAGCCTCTGGTGTCCCTGAGCCGTTGGTCGACCGCGCTATTGTTCGCGCGTGCCGAGCGTTCTGCGCACACTCTGAGTATTGGCGCGTGACACTTGAGCCTGAGCCCGTCTTTGGCGGCGTTGGTGAACTGCTCTTGCCGCGCGACTCAGAAATCGTCCGTCCTTTGTGGGTTCGCCTCGGTGACCGGGAGCTTATCGCGAAGAGTGACCACTCACTGATGGATACCAAGCCAGGCCGCGCCCGCGCCTACGTGCTTGAAAATGCTACGTTGACGCTTGTGCCTGTTGTTAATGGGCCACTTACCGAACGACTCGTAGTGCGCGTCATTTTGCAGCCGACACGTAACGCGAGTCGAGTGCCCGAGGCCATCGGTGATCGCTACTATGAAGCGATTGTTGCCGGTGCCCTTAGTTATATCTGTGCACAGGTTGACCAGCCGTGGGGGAATGCTGATTTGGCAGCGATCCATGGCAGTAGTTTTAACCAGTATGTTGAAGAGGCGCGTCGTCGCGCTGGTAAAGAAGGCGCCCACGTGCCACGGGTTGTGTCCTACGGAGGTCTCTGATGGTTTCGCTGCACCCTGCTACAACCGAGGAAATCCGTGACAACTGGCAGTTCTTTGTAACTGGCATCGGCGAGGTCATTGACAAGTGCGGACTGGATTTTCACCCAGCCGACGTTTACCGAGAAATTACGTCTGGCAACGGGCCTGTGCTGTTCTGGGTTGAGCAGGATGGTGAGCCTGTCGGCATGTCAGTGATCCGCCAGTACAGGGAGCAGTATTCTGGCAAGCAGCTGCTTGTGCTGGATATGACTTACTTGGAGCCGTGTACAGATGCACTGGAGGAGCTGCGCGACGCTGTTGATGCGTTGGCCAACGAGCTTGAGATCGACCGGATTGAATGGTATTCCCCTCGCGTCGGTTGGCAGCGGGCCATGAGTAAGATCGGCTACACCGATGGCTCTGTGTGTTATTTCCGGGAGATGGGACATGGGTAAAGGCAGCAAGAGCAGCAAAGTAAAAGAGACTCAAGCGGAACGCGCTAACGCAGAGGTTTCCCTTGCAAAGTGGAACCGCTACAAGGACATGTACCGTGGCGTTGAGTCTGACTTTATCAACCAGGTTTCACAGGATAATTCTGCATTGCTGCGCGGTCGTGCCATCGCGGACGTTTCTCAGGCATCTGATGGTGCGGTTGGTCAGTCTGTCGCGCTTAATAATGGTACAGTGGCGGGCCTTGGCGCTATGGCAAAGAACCTCGGCGGCGCGCGTATGGCGGGCAGTGTTGCGGCGAATAAGCAGGACCAGACCCTGCGCGATAAAGGTCGACTGAACGCGCTCGGCATCGGCCAGGATATGGCGGTCGACGCTCGGCAAGGTCTTGGTATGGCAGCACGCGCCTCTCACCAAGAGGCGATCGGTAAAGCGCGCGCGCAGGAGATGGAGAACAAAAGCCGCGTTGCCGCGATCGGGCAGGTTGCTGGTATCACCTCGGGTCTCCACGGCGATTACAAGGAATACATGAAGAAGTACCCGAACACCGGAACATTCGGTGGCTGGATAAAGGGCAGCTGATATGTTGGCACTTGGTAACATGTTCGGAAAAAACCTCGGTGGGTCGGTGCAGGGCGTGCTTGAGTCAGCCAAGATCAACCGGGTTACAGGCACCCCTGCTACGACGACTGTTCACGCTCGCACAGATTCAGATGCTGTCGCAATGGGCACTGGTAAGTCGAAGGCTGCCGACACACTTGGCAATATTACCCGTGACCAATGGCAGCACTACCTCCAGCAGTTTGGTGGACTTGAGCAGCAGCTGGTGGATTCGCGCAACGATCAGAGTTTGGTCGACTCAGCGGCGACTGCGGCGGTCAAGCAGGCGCGTATCGGTCGTGAAAGCACTGCGCGCGATATTTCGCGTTACGGTCTTGGTATGACAGGTGCGCAGGCCAATATGCTGGCCCGCACGCAGCAGCTTGGTGACGCAACCAATACGGCGCAGTCTATGAATACTGCCCGTATCGACCAGCGCGATCGGAATATGACCGTGATGGCTGACCTCATGATGAAGGGCCGCGGTGTCGCCTCTTCCGGCATTGACGGCCTCGGTGACGCAGCGTCTACGGAAGCGAGTCGCAATGCGCAGAACGCGCAGGCTAAAGCGGCGGACAAAGCGCAGAAGACGAGTACAGCTATTGGTGTAGTTGGCCTTGGCCTTATGGCATTTTAAGGGGTAGAACCATGTCAGATTTTCTTTCCGGTGCGCGTGCAGGGCTTGGTCTCTACTCCGGGTACCAGTCGGCGCGTGCTCAAGCGCGCGCGAAGTATGGCGCGGAGTTGGAGGAAGCTCAGTCCCAGCTAGGCGTGGATTTTAAGCACCTCGACGACGAGTTCTTTAACCACGAGACCGGCGAGTATGACCCGGATCGCTTAGCTGCTAATCCCGAGCTGGCAGGAAGCTTGGCGAAGGCTATACTGAACAATAAGCATTTTGCCAACCGCGTTCTGCCGAAGGGATACAAGATCGAGGCGGCGATCCCGGTTGATGACAATGACCGCTTCGCTATTGCGCTTCGGAATGAAGGAACAGGCGAGATTGCACCCCTATCTACGAAGGGCGCCAAGAGCGGGGACGATGTTGTCGTTCATGACTTTGCGAGTATTGCGTCCACACTGAATGAGGCTCGTCGTTTTGCGCACCGTGACAGCAGCCTATTTAAAAAGACCGTCGACGTAGGCTATCCGGCTGCTGAGACGGCTGATGGCGATGTTCCGCCGTACGCTGACCCGAATAATCCTGAGACAGGCCCACTGATTGCCGCATTCCGCCGGGCTACACCGGGTATCCCCGTGGATGTCCAGCCTTCGGTCACAGGGTCGAAGGCCCCGGCGGAGCCTGCCGCGCTCGGTCAATCGGTTGATTACGGTGCCTTCCAGAAGAAGATGGCTGCGTCTGAGTCGTCTGGCGACTATGGTAAGGAGTTCAAAGACAACAAAGGGCGCCGGTTTGTAGGTAAGTACCAGATTGGCCAGCAGCGTCTTACCGATGGCGTCCGTGCTGGTGTTGTACCCGAAGGCACTACGCTCGATGAACTCAAGTCGAGCAAAGACTTGCAAGATACGCTTGCCGCGTGGCACTTCCGCGACTACGGCGACCGGTTGGTTAAAGAGGGCATTTCAGGTAACGCGAAACATCCGGTTACGGGTGAGCCGTTGTCTGATGAAGCGCTCATTGCGGCAGCTCAGATCGGTGGCTGGTCTGGCATGAAAAAGTGGTTGGCGGGTGGCTATGATCCTGAAGACCAGTTTGGTACTAGCATCAGTGACTACGCTGCCAAGTTCAACGTGCCACGTGCGATACCTGGTATGGCCTCAAGCGCGGGGCTCGGCGCTGATGGGGTGTTGCGCCTCCGCGGTGACGAGCCTAGTGGTACTTACCTTGGGCTTGACGACATAGAGCGTATGCGGCAGGAGCGTATGGCTGCAGATTTTGAAGAGAGACCCCTTGGCGAGCTGCCAGGTAAAGCTATTGGCGCGGTGGGCGATTTCATTAAGAAGAAGGTCTTTCGGACTGATCGCTATGGGCTGGCTGGTGGGGGCTCCTCCTATAATGGTGCGTCCACTTCTGCCGATAACAAAGGGCAGGGATCAAAATTTGACCTCTCTAACGTCACTGCAGCGGACGCGGCGAAGGTCGACCCGCAGTCGCCGGAGGGCCAGCGTCTTGCAGCGGGTGTCGAACAGCAGGTTCAGGACTACGCGAAGAATCCCCCACGACCGACGACTGGCGCTGTCATAGCTGCTAACAAACCGAACCCGACGATGAAGTCAGTTACCCGAATGGCTGGGTACTTCATTGACTACGGTTGGGCTACACCGCAGCAGGCTTTGTCCATGGTGCAGAACACCATGGCCCTGGAGGCCACTATAGCTTCTACAAATGCCAAGAGCTACGCTTCGGCTGCCAAGGATAACACAGCAGCTATGAAGGATCAGGAAGAGCTCCTGAAAGGCCAGCGCGAACAGCTTGCGGATATGATCGGTGAGAATGTAGAGTCGTTCGCGGCATGGGATGATAATCTGAAGCAGTATGTCTCTGTCAAGAATGGGCGACCTATGGGCAAAGACGTAAACGCTGTCCGAGGGCAGATTTTGTCTTTGATCCGGGCAAACCTTGCCAACCCGGGGGCTCTTGGCCTTGCTGAAAAAGAGGCTGCCGCGCTCAGGGACATCTTTATGACGCCTGGCAGGACGGTTAAACCATCGGATCAGGTAATTCTCAACAAGGCGATGTACAGCGCGTTCAACCATTTGCAGGAGAACCGCATTATTAACCGTGGCGAGGGCGAGGGAAAAACAGTCCACGAGAAGGGTATGTCTGCCCCCGCAGCCAAGGTGTTCGGGGCTGATGGTACTGAGATCGGGACGGTGGAGGAGCTGTCGGAGGCTTGGGTGAAGCAATTTAACAAGGTTCCTACAGCGGATGATATAGCTCGGTACGCTGAGCAACAAGGTTATATCATCCGCTAAGGCGTTCAACGTCATAGGCAGACCTGCTAGAATAGTAGCACCACTACTACCCCTAGCAGGTCTTTTTTATGTCCGATACCAACCGCCCGTATGATGGTGACACGCTTTACGAAGATGGTCATGGCTATCGCCTTCGTGGTGTAGACACACCCGAGCTGAAGCAAGGCGAAGCAGGCGCGGTCGCGGCGCGCGAGCGGTTTGCGGAACTTCTACGGTCGGGTGAGTTTAGACGACTGGACTTCGGCAAAGATAACACCGGCACTCGAACCGTTTCGGAGTGGGTGAACGCTTCCGGCGAGAGCATCGGTGCGGTTATGGCACGGGAGGGTTACGGCTCGGCAACGGCTGCGTACGGGACACCGGAGACTATAGCGGCGGCGTACGAGCGGGCCAAAGCATTCGAGCAGGGGGTGGCGCCTCGTGCAATGGATGAGGTTATGCCTACGCAGGTGACTGATTACATGCAGGCGTATGACGGTCGTGGCTTTGCTTCCCGTGCGTGGGACCGTGGCGTGGACCAGCTGCAGATGATGGGTGGTGCGGCGATGGAGGCGGGCGGCGTCCAGTTCGGCTGGGATTGGGCGGAGGAAAAAGGCCGTGGTATCAAGGAGCGTAACTTCGAGGAGGCCGCTCGTAGCCCGCGTGATGTCGATAGCTGGCAGGATGTGGTCGACTCTGATGGCGTACTGGACACGCTTTCCAGCGCTGGGAAGTACGCGCTCGAATCGGCTATTGAGAACGCGCCGCAGATGCTGGTTGATGTGGGGGTTGGCGTTGCAGCCGCTGCTGCGGCCCCGTTCACTGGCGGTGGTTCATTGGCAGCAGGTGGGGGGGCCCTTGCCGGTCGGCAGGCGCTGACTTCCGCTATGCGTTCGCAGCTGGCTAAGACGATGGGCCGGAATTTTAGTCTCGGCATGTTAGCCTCCAACTACACCCAGATGACGGGTGAGTCTTACCACACGATGCAGCAGAATGGCGTGCCAGATGAAGAGGCCGCTGCCACTGCAATCTTTGCGACTGGCCCCTTGAACGCTGTGCTGGAGCAGTATGCTGATAGGCGCCTGCTCTCTGCTCTCAAGATCGGTGGCCGTGGGGCGGTTACTCGCGCCCGTGACATCCTGATCGAGGCAGGTAAGCAGGCCGGTATTCAGATTCCGATTGAAGGTGCCACTGAGTTGGCACAGTCATGGACAACTGAGTTGGCGTCAACCTTCCGCGGGAAGGGTGGCAATATGACTCAGGACGATTACATTGAGGCCTTCCTGCGTGGTGCAGCAGCAGGCGGTGTGATGGCCGGCAGTGGCCGTGCCGTGACCGCCACGGCTGAGTACGCTATGGGCCGCTCGCCGAGTGACACAGGCACCGCTGATACGCAGACTGACCCCGATACGCAGCCCGACCTCGGCACCGCTGACCTGCAGCAGGAGACTAGCGACGGAGGGCTCGGCGACAGCAAGATAGAAGCCCCCCAGCAGGGCGCATCTGTCCCCCCGCATGTATCCAATCCGCCGCAGGAAGAGGCGCAGGAGCAAAGCGACGCTGTACAGGGCAATGAGTCGCCGTTTGACTTGTCGTCTGAAGTTGAGCGTATGGCAGCGGAGAAGCGACAGGCGGACGCGGAGCAGGTGTCTGTAAACTCCCGTGCTGAGGCTGAGGCCGAAGAAGCTGCCCTGCGTTCAGCCAAGGCACCCGCGCCTAAAGGCCCGACTATCCTCCCGGATTCCCGGTCGCAAAAAGATGAGAAGCCTGACTACACTCCTGCACCGCTGCCGAAGAAGAAGGAGACAACAGAAGAGCTGTTGAAACGTGCCGAAGAACTGGGTCTTGATCCTGAGTCAGCCAGCACGACCTACAAGCACGGGGTTGACCGGGGCGCACTTGAACTCGACCTGATTAACGCTTTGGCCAGCGAGACTTCGCTGTCTAAGGCCGACGCCGAGGCGACTGTCAACGCGATGAGTGACCAGCAGCTTCTGATAGAGGCTGCACGCTATGGGCTGAAGGCGAAACCGGCTAAACGTGTGACGCGTGACGATGCGGCTATGGCTATCAGCACTTTGCGGTCTGGCCTGTTGGTAGCTGATGGCTACCGTGGCAACGACGTTAGCGGCTTGTTCTCGTTGCTCGGGCTGGATATTACTGGCACCACTATGAATGAATCGGAGCGGAAGGATCGGGAAACAGGTAGCCTTCGGTTCAATCGGCGTATCGCAGCGAAGATGGAATCACCGGAGTTTAAATCGGCGCTACGACGGTTCCGCAAGAAGGCTTCCGACAAAGAGGTGGCCCGCGTGGTGGAGTGGTTGCGCCGTAACTATAAGCGTGTCGAAGGTGATACCCGCGCTATTCCGGTCAAAGATGTCAGCCGCGCAGCGTTGGCTACCTCCATTCGGGAGGAGTCGCCAACTACTGACAAGGCTCGTGAAGCCCCTGAACATACTGTGAAAAAAGCGGAAGAATCCGCTGCTGAAGCACCCGTCTTGCTGGACGCTGCACTCAACAGCGTCAGTAGTCGCTTGCTGGACGGTGACCAGCGTCTGACAGCGGATGATTTGCATGAGCGCGAAGCCAAAGGTGCAGAGACTATCGCGCAGACCCGGTTGCGTGTCGTAAAAGACCTGCTCGCTGACTTGGCTAAGGCTATTACGCCGGATGAGTTGGATAATCTGGCAACTGGCCTGAAGAACTTGGGGCAGAGTACAGCGATCGGTCGCGTGGCGGAGGCGATGCGCGGCAATACGCGGAACCTTAGCGAAGACGACGCTAAACGATTGATGCCGGCCCTCCAGACATTGGCTAAGGCTGCAGGGCGTGAGTCGTGGGATACCCGCGAGAATCGTCAGCTCCTCGGCGGCGCTACTGTGGACCTCGACAAAGACGCGGATACCCTGATTCGTTTGGCGGAGATTCGTGGCCAGTCGCTGACCGATGCGCAGGCCCGAGCGATTTTGCTGCAGCGATTGCCCGAGGGCGTTCGGGATGCTGCTGGGCAGGCGGTCGATACGGCGCTTCGCCGCGCACGCCGCCTGGTCAAAGGCCAGATTGCTGGCGAGAGCACGGACACTGAAGGCGAATGGAAGGGTGATATCCTTGGTGCAGCTGCGCGTCTTGGTGTAAAGCTGGACGGTGGGCGCATTAGTCAGGTGTTTAACGCGATTGCAGATGAGCGCGTTATGACCAACGACTATGAGGAACGGCCAGAGAGCAGTGAGCGCCTGAGCAGCATGAGTTTCTTCACACCATTATTCGATGCTGCGATTAACTTGAAGACCCAGATTCTCAAGCAGATTGAGCGTGCGCTGAAGCCTTCGGAGGCTGGCGTTGTTCGCTTTGATCAGAATGGAGAGCTGTCATCTATCAGCGGGATTCCGCGCAACAAAGAGCGCGCGTTTGCGGGCAAAGAGATCGTGTCGCTGGACTTCGAGACGTACTACGAGAAAGATGTCTACAGCGCTAACACAATGCCATTCAGTGAGTACCTGGCGAACCCGAAAACGTACCAAGTATTTATGCTCGCTGTTACGGATGCTCAGGGCAGCCGTGTCCTGGAGGGCGAGGCGGCAATCGCTGAGTATATCAATGAGCTGCGTGAGCGTGGCGACGAGGTAGTTGTTACCGCGTACAACGCCCAGTTTGACTTCGGTATTCTGAAGGAGAAGTTTGGTTACGTGCCACCAATTGGCATTGACGCAATGGCACTCTACAAGGGGCTAAAGGCACGTAACTCCCCGGCTGAAATCGAGGCAATTAACAAGTCAGGAAAGAGCCCTTTCTCTTTGCACTGGGCTACTCGTAATATCCTGAGCCGCAAATATGCCCACCTACATAAGAAGGACGAAGGCGCTCTGGAGAACCTGAGTGGCAAGACGCTGGATGATCTTACTCAGGAACAGCGTGCGCTGCTTGACGCCTACGCGGAGACAGACGCGGCTGGTACGGCAGCCATTACAGATGCGATGCTGCATTTCATTGACCAGCAGACTGCGCAGAACCTGGCGGACGTCACTAGCTGGGCAGTCTCTCCTACGGCTGAAGGCACTCCGTTCGAGCTGACGTTTGGTTCAGGTGCCCGTGATGCTATGGGTAACCTCAAAAACAGCGATCGTTTGGCCCGTCAGGGCGCAGCCCGTACGCGCACCCAGCGCTTGGGTGGCCGTAACCTGTTCCCTGTGGCCCGTATCCACCTGGAGCAGCAGGACAGCGAGAGCGACGTCAGTCAGCGCGTTGACTCAGTGCTATTTGACGCGCTGGCCTTGACATGGCGTGCCAAGACTAGAGCAGAGGCACTGCAAATGTTCCTTGAAGGGATCACGCGGATGCAGGAAGGCACGTACGATTACCAAGAGGGGTATTACGACGGTGACGCTCGGGCGCACGCCTACATGGACGCGCAATACAACGACCAGTTGGTGATTGCTGAGATTGACGGTTCACCTGTTACATATGGTGAGGCTAAGCTGGCCCAGCGATATGGCCGTGCGCGCTCAGAGGGTGACGCGAAGGCGCGCAAAGAACTTGGCTCCTACACGGATAATGAGACTGGAGATTTCGCCGAAAGTAACTCGGATATTGTCGTCGGTCTCCAGTTTGAGGTCGAGCGTCTGGAAGCCCTGATAGAGAGTGATGAGGTTGGCAGCGGGCTTGCGAATGTAAACGGCTTTAGCGAGGAGTCTCTGGACGCGGCGGAGCAGTATCTGGCTGACCTAACAGATAGCGAGCGCTCGGCCACTGCGGATACATCGGACATCCGTAGACTCAAAAAAGAACTGTTCCCACGAATTGAGGTGGGCGGTACAACACTTGATAAGGTGGTTGACGAGTATCTACAAGCTCTTGGCGACATCAAACGCTATAACGCGCTCAAGGTTAATGAGGCTGTGGTTATTGATAGCAACGTTGGTGTTGAGGCTACCGTTGATCGCCCTGATTTTGTCGGCTCGCTGCAGGCGGAGGCGGACGTTTATGCGTCTCGCTTAGAAATCGCTTATGAGCGCTTGGAGCGGGCGCAGGTTGCGCTGGAGGATAATCCCCGCAACGAGCAGGCACTAGAGGATCAGGTAGCTGCGCTGGACATGCTGCGTGAGCTCGAAGATGAGCAGACCATGGCAGAGCGGGAACGCCGGATTTCTCAACCGCGGGCTGTTGTTACTGACAGCACAACCATCGAAAATCTGCCTCCGCAGGAAGAAGGCAGCGAGGAAGGTATAGCACCTGACCCTAACGTCTTCGGTCGCACCCGCCACATGCGTAAGGTGCCGGCGGCAGAGCAGTTTGTTGGCCCACTGCCGCAGCTAGTTGGCCCTCGCCGCGGGATGGGTGACCGTGTTCGCGGGCTTGTTGCCCGCTGGCTGAGCCGTGCAAGCACGTTGGACCGCGACACCCTGCGCTCGATGCTTAGCACGCTGCGAATCCAAGTACCCGTGGCGCTGGTAGAGCAGGGTCAGCTGGATAGCTTCATCACTGACCTGGAGGCTCAAGCCAAGGGCCGCTCGGCCACCGACCTTGCGAGCATCCGTGGCGCATTGCGGCAGGCGAAACAGTCCAGGAGTGGTTATGCCTACGTGAACGCAGGCGATTTTGCGGTGATCGTCGTCGCTGACCGTGCGAATCGAGGCAAAGGCCGGATGGCTCGCGCCCAGCATATCCTGAAGATGGCGCATGAGGTGGGCCATCTGGTGATGGATTTGAGCTATCACAATGCGCCGGAGAAAGTTAAGACCGCGGTCTATGAGGACTATAAGGCTTACCGTAAGAGCCTGCCGTCCAAGGCTCGCGCGAACGCGTCGTTCAGCGAATGGTATGCGGATCAGGTCGCCGCTGTGTTGGCACAGAAGTATGGGGAGTTGCCACGGGTCGATACTATCGGTGCCCAGGAGGCGCAATGGTCTGAGGGTGGTGGTCGTTTGGATCAGGCTGCACGGGCAGAGTACAACGACGCGTTGCAAGCCTACGCTGAGGCTGCACGAGCTGCTAACGTCAGCTACGACCGCGGGTATGCTGTTGAGGAAAACAGTGCGGTGTTGTCGGCAGCGTTGAAGCGCCTGAGTAAGGCGGAGAAGGCCTATTTCGACGGTAAGCCTGACCGTAAAGCATCTGGCGAAGGGCGTCGTGCACCGGAGCAGGTGGACACCAACACCGTCAGCGCCCAACCTCCGCGCTTCGGCGAGTACAAGGGGGCAGGGGTGGTCACCCGCAACTTCTTCAAACGCCTCGTGGCATCTCTGCGGTCGGTCTTCGACGCGGCGCGTAAGGCGCTGGGTATGGAAGCCGCGACGGAGACTTTTGAGTCGTATGTTGATGGTCTTATTACAGGGCGTTACCGCGTCGATCGCGCGATGCCTAAACGTGCGCCAACGGCCCAGTTCTTTACGCCAAAGGAAGCGGTGGCGAAGGCTGTGGAGCGCGCGAAGAAGGGTGACTTCCCGATGGGCCGTGCCTTGTGGCAAACGGCAATTGGCACTGTCCGTCGCCATTCGCCAGAGCTGGCTGACGCGTTGTTTAAAGGTGCGAACAAGACAGCTGGTAGCGGTGTCGCCTACGAGCAGCGCCATGATCGTATCCTCGGCCACCTTAAAGCGGTGTTTGGCAAGACGTACAATGACCTGGCTAAAGGCGCCCGCCTTGGCAAGAGGGACGAGCAGGTGCGCGCGGCACTGGATGCGTACGTCGCCGGTGAGAAAACGCCTGCGACCGCGAAAGTGAAGGCGATGATGGATGAGATGGATACTTTCCTGAAGAAGTACATGCCGGAGTACGACCGCAAAGGGCCACTGCCAATGGCCTTTGACCACGGCACTGTGGAGGCTAAGCGCGCGGAGTTCATCGAGCTGCTGCGTGCTAACAAGGCCTTCGCTGATGAGCCGATCAGCCAGCTTGAACGAGCGGTTGATATGATGATCTCCAGCGATGGCAACACGGCGTTTGCTGTGGGGCCAGGCCACCCTGTCGGTATGCACGACTTTACTTCGCGTGTGATTGACGCGATCGGCGAGGAGGAGTTGCTGGAGAAAGGGTTCCTGATCGACAAGCCGGAGCGTGTTTTGGTTCACTTCATCGCCGGTGCTTCGAAGCGTGCTGCGTGGGAAGCGACCTTTGGCGGCTACGAAACGGTGAATGACGCTGATACGCCGGTCGCGCAGCGCAAGCCAGGCCGTATGACCAAGAAGGTGTGGCGCCCGAATAAAAAGTACCTCGCGTTCGAGGAGCAAATCCTTGAGCAGAAGGGTGTGAAGGCACGGGACGAGGTGCGGGCGACCGTACGCGGAGCGTTGGGCTTGAACCTGCACAGCATGTCACATCGTGGCCGCCGGGTGCAGGAGGAGATGGCGAATATCACCAGTTTCGCCATTCTTAGCGGCTCGGGCATCGCGTCCATCGCTGAGATTGGTGTGGCTGTATTCCGGGGCATGGAGATGGCTGGTCTTCGGGGCGTGCTGCACGCGATCAAGGACTACCGGCAGGCTCGCCGCTTGGCTTATGACCTGGGGGTCGTGGCAGATAATTCGCTGGAGCTGCTGATGCGTACGGCGGACGAGGGCTACGAGGCAGTGGCATCGCGTAAGGCGACTGGCTACTTCTTCATTGCCAACGGGCAAGCGGCAATGACCCGTGTGTCCCGCGTGATGGGGCTGTCGATGGCTCGGCAAGCGTTCATCCGCGCTGCGCAGGATGGTGATACCGAGGCGCTGGCCCAGTTCCACTTGACCCCTGAGCATGTGCAGCGCTGGTTGGATAGTGGCGAGTCGAAACATGATGAGCTGATGGTGCAGGCGATGCACACGTTTGTACGCGAGGCCACGCTGACCAACAGCACGTTTGTGAACACGCGCTGGCAGAACAACCCGTACTTTGCACTGGTTGCGTACTTGAAACGCTTCTTGTGGGTGGCGGGTGAGAACATCCTGATGAGCGGAGCGCGAGGCATGACACGCCGGTTCAAGAACGTAAAGGGCGACATGGGTGTTGAAGCTGCGCTGCTGTATGCTGCGACGCCTTATCTGGTCGGCGGCGCGGTGATGATGCTACTCGGCGGGTTGTCTCTGGAGATTCGTGACCTGTTCACCGGCAAGGATACAATGGGCACGGCGCCCACGCTGGAGAAGTTTAACCTGATGTTCAGCCGCATGGGTGGATATGGGCCGTTTGAGGTGATCCTTAACCTCAAGAAAGCGCATGAATGGGATCAGACGCTAATCGGCTCAATCGCAGCGCCGGTTGGCATCGCGGAGCGGTCGGTTCGACACATGACCAGCGGTGAGTGGGGGAAGTGGGTCCGCTTACACCTCCCTCTTCTTTAGCCCTTGACAAGTAGCAATGCTGCTATTCATGGAGTAGAATAACAGCATTGCTACTACTTCCCTGATCAGGAGACATTCATGGCCGGCTCAGCTTCCGACTATCTCGAGAACGCGTTGATTAACGCAACACTGCGTGGGGCTTCATTCCCGACGCCTAGTGCCCTTTATCTTGCACTGTTCACCGCCGATCCCACGGACGCGAATATTGTTGCGAACGAGGAAACCGGTGCATGGTACGCGCGCCAGGATTTGGCGGGTGGTGGTGCGATTAACACCGCATTCACCTCGCCGTCCAACGGTGTAACGTCTAACGCCAAAGTGATCACGTTTGCTCCTGTGACCGGTGCGCAGACAACTATCACGCACTACGGCATTTACGATGCAGCTACTGGCGGTAACTTGTTGATCCACGGCCCGATGACCACAGCTAAGACGCTGCTTGTTGACGACGTACTGTCTTTCGCCATCGGCGCTCTGCAGATCGCGGCCACCTAAAGGGGTGAATAATGGCGCTCAATAGTACCGCCATTAACGGGTCATCGCTTAACGGCGGTGGTTCGGCTTATTTTAAGGCCGGGGCAGCATCTGCTGCGCTCGGCCTTGCTGCGTCTGCCTACATGTCTGTTATCCACCCTGCAGAAGGCGACGCGACTGTTGCCACCACGTCGTATGACGT